CACGCTCGGCGGGTGGCTCTCCTGCATCGAGGCCGCCTACAACCAGATCACGCCCCGCGGCCAGTTCGTCAAGTTCAACGTCGACGGCCTCTTGAGGGGCGACCAGAAGTCCCGGTACGACGCGTACACGCAGGCGCGCAACGCTGGGTGGATGAACGTCGACGAGATCCGCGCGCTCGAGGACATGGCCCCGATCCCCGACGGGTCCGGCCAGACCTACATGCAGCCGCTCAACATGGGCCCGCTCGGCACCGACCCGACGGTATCCAAGCCTGCGCCTGAACCCGATCCTGAAGGGGACGAGGACCAATGACCGATTCTCGCGCCGCCCGCCTCGCGGGCGTCACCGAGCGCCGCCACTTGCCCGCGCGCGAGTTCGAGCTGCGCGCCGAGGGCGAGTCCACCCTCAAGCTCACCGGGTACGCCTCGGTGTTCGATGCGCCCTACGACGTGTGGGGCGGCCCCGCTGCGGGCGGGTTCTCGGAGACCATCGACCGCAAAGCGTTTGACGTGACGCTCCGCGGCAAGCCCGATGTGCACCTGCTCATCAACCACGAGGGCATGCCGCTTGCCCGGACGAAGTCGGGCACGCTCAAGCTCTCGACCGACCGGACCGGCCTGTATGTGGAGGCCGACCTCGACCGCCGCGATCCCGATGTGCAGCGGCTTCAGTCGAAGATGGAGCGCGGCGACATGGACGAGATGTCCTTCGCCTTCCGCGCCATCCGCCAGGAGTGGAACGACGACGAGACCGACCGCCGCCTGACCGAAGTGTCGATCGACCGCGGCGATGTCTCCGTCGTCAACTACGGCGCCAACCCTGCCACCTCGACCTCCCTGCGGTCGCTCCTGGGCGTCCTCGCCGATGACGCCGTCCTGGCCGAGGCCCGCTCGATCGACCGCAGCGACCTCGCCGCCGCCCAGCAGCGCCTCGCGAAGCTTCTCCGAGAGACCCAGCCTGAGGCCAAGCGCGGCATGAGCCTCGCCGAGGCCCGCGCCCTCTTGGGCTCCTAGACCACCGCGCCTCGAGCGCGGCCCGCCGCTTCCGCGGCATCACCACCGGCTCGCGCCGGTCGCACCTCATCGCCTCGCCGCAGCACCACGCGCCGCTGCACCAGGACATGACGCCGCGATCACCCGGACCGGACACCGAATCCGATCAACGCCCGCCATGGGCAGAGAGGACGTGTCCGTCATGGATGAACGTCTCACGCGGCTCATCAAGCGCCGCGAAACCGCCGCAGGCGAGCGGGAGACCCTGCTCGCCAAGCGCCAGGCCATCGTCGACCTCGCCGAGGAGGAGGCCCGCGAAGATCTCCTGCCCGAAGAGGACGAGGAGTTCCGCACCCTCACCAAGGACCTCAAGACCAAGGACGGGGAGATCCGCTCCTACGACGAGCGCATCACCGAGCTCTCTGAGGAGGCCGAACGGGAGCAGCAGCTCACCGCTGGCGCCGCCGCGGTCCGCAAAGCGCAGGCTCGCGCGCAGGTCACCGAAGGCCGCACCTACGACGACGGCAACGGCCAGTCGTACTTCCGCGACCTCGCCCGCACCCAGCTCAACCTCGACGGCGACGGCGCCTCCCGCGAACGCCTGCAGCGCCACGCCCAGGACGTCGCGACGGCCCCTGAATACCGGGACCTGAACCGGACCGACGGCAACGGCGGGTACTTCGTGCCCCCCGCGTGGCTCATGTCCCAGTGGATCGACCTGGCCCGCGCCGGCCGGGCGACCGCGAACCTGGCGAACTCGCAGCCGCTGCCCCCGGGCACCGACTCGATCTCCATCCCGAAGATGGCGACTGGCACGTCGACGGCGATCCAGACCGCCGACAACGCCGCCGTCTCCGAGACCGACCTGACCGACACCTCGGTGACCGCCCCGGTGCGCACCGTCGCAGGTCAGCAGGACGTCGCGGTCCAGCTGCTCGACCAGTCGCCGGTGAACTTCGACCAGGTGGTCTTCCGTGACCTCATGGCCGACTTCGCCACGAAGGTCGACCTGCAGGTGATCGCGGGCTCGGGCTCCTCTGGCCAGGTCACCGGCATCCGGTCGACCTCCGGCATCGAGACTGTCACCGCTGGCACCGCGACGGTCAAGTCCGTCTACGCGAAGATCGCCGATGCGGTCCAGCGGGTGCACACGCTGCGGTTCATGCCGCCGACGGTCATCGTCATGCACCCGCGCCGGTGGGCGTGGTTCCTGGCCGCGACCGACACCACGGACCGTCCGCTGGTGGTGCCGCAGGCGGGGAACCCGCAGAACGCGATCGCCACGCTCGGCGCGGTTGCCGCCGAGCAGGTCGTCGGGCAGATGCACGGCCTTCCGGTCGTCACCGACCCGAACCTGCCCACCACGCTCGGCACGGGCACCAACGAGGACGTCATCCTCGTGATGCGTGCCTCGGACCTGCTGCTGTGGGAGTCCGGTATCCGTTCGCGGGTCCTGCCCGACGTCGGCTCCGGCACCCTCACCACCCGACTCCAGGTGTACGGCTACCTCGCGTTCAGCGCGGCCCGTTACCCCAAGTCGGTCGTCGAGATCGGCGGGGCCGGCCTCGTCGCGCCGACGTTCTAGGGGCAACGCGTGCGGGTCGTCGGGTTGTTGTCGTGGTACGAGGAGCCGGCCTCATGGCTGGCCGAGACCGTTGCCTCCGCGGCGCGGCTCTGCGATCACGTCATCGCCGTCGACGGCCCGTACGCCACCTTCCCGGGGGCGCTGCGCAAGCCCGCCTCCGGGTCCGAGCAGGCGGACGTCATCGCTCACGCCGCCGCGGGAGCGGGCATCGGGTGCACGATCCACACTCCCCGCTCGCCTTGGTGGGACGGAGAGGTCGGGAAGCGGGACTGGATGTTCCGCGCCGCCGAGCTCGTTACGACCGAAGCCGACTGGCTGCTGGTGATCGACGCCGACGAAGTGCTGACCGCGGCCCCTTCGGACGCGCGGGAACAACTCGCGGCCACCGAACATGACGTGGCCGAGCTGCGGCTGTGGGACCGCGATGGCAGCGAGATCCCCGACCGGCGGCTCCTGCGCGCCGTCAGGGGCCTACGCGTCGAGGGCGCCCACTACGTCTGGACCGCGCCAGGCGGCAAAGTCCTGCGCGGCAACCAAACCCTCCAAGACCTTGCGCCAGCCGAACCGCTGTGGGACGTGCGCATGGAGCACCGGACCCGGCATCGCGACACCAGCCGCCAAGAAGCCAAGCGGGACTACTACGCACAGGTTCACGAGATCGAACAGGTGAGGACATGACCAGAGACATCGAAGGCGACTACCGACGCGCCTACATCGACGAGTATGAGGCCCACAAGCGGGCCGGGAACGACGCCGCCGCCGCGGACGTCGCCTCCATTCTGCGCGAGCACTACGGCCACGAGGTCGAGTCGAAGCCGCGGGCCGCCAAGAAGACCGCCGCGCGGGAACGCGCCGACGCCAAGGCTCCCGAGAACACCGCCGAACCCAAGCCGCAGCGCAAGGACTGACCGTGCCGCGCGTCGACACGCGGTTCCCGCTGCTGCGCGAGCGGCACCGCGAGGCCAACCTTGAGGCGCTGGGCGCGATCTTCGCCGACATGGCCGAGGACGTGCAAGCTCGATTCGATACCGGTGCGGCAGTCCTGTTGGCCCGCCGCTGGGACGCGGCGCTGCAGGCAGTGCTCTTGGACCGCAACACCAACACCGCCGCCGAGATCGCGCTTCGCGTCGCCAACGCCCTGGGAGCCGACTACGACCCGGCAGTCATGGACGCCTGGCTGGCCGAGAACGCCCGCATCGGCTCCGAGAACATCAACGCCTCCACCCGATCGAAGCTCGACGCCGCGAAAAGCGCCGACGACGCCGCCGAGGCGGTGTCGACCGTCCTCGACGCGCTCCGGACCTCCGATGCGGCGATGTACGCCGTCTCGATGGTCACCTCGATCGCGGGGTTCGCGGCCCGGGATGCCGCCGAGAAATCCGGGGCCGCCGCCAAGATCTGGCGCACCAACTCCACCAATCCTCGGTCACTGCACAAGCGAATGAACGGTCAGAGCGTCCCAGTCGGGGAGAAGTTCTCCAATGGCATGGACTGGCCCGGTGACTTCGAGGGCGGCGCCGACGAGGTCGCGGGCTGCAAATGCAGCCTCACGATCCTGAGCTGAAGGGACGCGCATGGCCAACACCTTGGTTTCTCCCGCCGACCTGGCCGACTTTCCGGGTGCCCCGTTCGCGCAGTCGGTCGTTGACGCCGCGGTCGCGGCCGTGCGGCTCGCCGCCGGATGGCATATCGCCCCAGTCGTCACCGAGACTGTCGTGCTCGACGCGGAGGGCGGCCCGGTCCTGCACCTGCCCACCCTCAAACTCGTCAGCGTTACCGAGGTCCGCGATCTCACCGGTGACACCCCGGTGGCACTGGCCGACTGGCGCAAGTCCCGGGCGGGCATGCTCTCGCGCTCCTGGTGGCCGTGCGGGTTCGAGTCAGTCGAAGTCGTCGGCATGCAGCATGGGCATACCGAAACACCACCCGAGCTGCTGCAGGTCGTCGCCGAATGGTGCCAAATGTCGGGGGTCAACTCGGCAGTCCGCTCCGAGGCGGCCGGGGGCGAATCGATCGCCTACACCGCAGCGGGGGCCATCACCCCCGAATCCCGCGCCATCCTCGCCCGTTACACGGTTCCGACGAGATTCTGACAAGGAAATCCAATGGCACGCACCGCTTTGACACCGCAGAACGTCACCAGCTCCGGCCTCAACCCGACCATGGCCGCCGCCAACGTCGACGGGCATTCGATCCCGTTGCGCAGCGGCCTGGCGCTAGTGGTCAGCAACGGGGGCGCCTCCCCGATCACGGTCACCATCCCCACACCGGTCACTGTCGACGGCCTCGCCGTCGCCGATCGGGCGATCACCGTCGCCAACGGCAACGTGCGACACCTGATCGCGATCGGCACCGAACCGGCCTACCGTCAGTCCACCGGGGTCGCACACATCGACTTCTCGGACGTCACCACGGTCACGGTCGCGCTCGTCGAAGTGCCATAGATGATCTCGTTCAAGAACCAGACGGTCACCGTGATCCGCCCGGCCTACATCGCCGAGCGCGGCAACCAGGTCCCGGACTGGACGGGCGCGACGGAGCATGCCGTGTCCGGCTGTCGGGTGCAGCCCGCTCCTGGGGCTGAAGAGCAGTCGACCACCCGGGACGCGATCGTCGCCAGGTGGGTGCTGTTCGCCCCGGCCGGGGCCGACATCGAATCGCGCGACCGC